TGCGATGATCCAGCCATACGTCACAGCAGAAGTTGCTCGCTTAACTGCGATGAAAGAACAATCTTCTAAAGATAAGATGACTATGGTCTCCGCAATGCAGGGCGTAAATGCCGTTGACGCACTTCTTAGTGCCGAAGACTTGACGCCACTCGTGGGGGTGACAGGGTCGTGGAACGCCTTTAAAAACCAGTTTGGCGCCGCCCCAGAATATGCCAGCTTGATTATGTACATTGACCAGATCAAAGGTCTTAATTTTGTAGACGCCTTTCAAGATCTTAAAGGTGCCGGGCCTGTAACTGACACCGAGGGGGCGAAAGCAACGGCAGCCAGAAGCCGTATAGATGCCGCTCTTAAAGGTAATGTCGCGGATCTCACAGGGGCATTAATGGACGTGAGAGAATTGTTTGCGGATGCGCTAAGGCAAAATCCAGCGTTTAAGGGTAACGTCGCCTCAGCTCCAACCTCTACGACCATAACCCCCGAGGCTCAAGCAATTATTGACAGTTTGCAGCCCAACAGCGGAGGCAACCGATAGATGTCTGAAAACATAAACCGGCTAAATGACGCCCTGTTGCAAGTAAACTCAGCCTATAAGCAGGCAGTGGAAGATGGGAACGCCGAAGAGGCATCTCGCCTTGCTGGTCAAATCAATACGCTCGGCACCGAAATTACGCGTCTGCGAGCAGTCAAAGATCCAGCCGCGATGGCCGCAGAGGCTGACGAGATGGCAAATGCTACCGCCAGAGACGTAGCAAAGGCGTTCCCGTCTTCTGTGATCCGCGGAGGCGCGGCGGCAATAGATTTCGGTAGAAACGTGCTGGACCTTGCGGAGGGAGGCCCATTGGCATTGGCCAGCAGGCTGGCTGGGTATGGCGCTCAGGCGATGCAAGAAGGGAAAATGCCGCCGATTGACTATAAAGAAACCGTGCGTCCAGCTTTGGCGGACATTACAGGCGGCTTTAGCGAGTACGAGGCGCAAACTCTTCCGGGGCAGTTCACTAGCACCACTGGCGAGTTTATCGGTGGCGCCGCTGCTATGCCGTTTGGCGGAATGCGACAGGCGGTCACGTCTACTATTGCGCCGGCTTTGGCAAGTGAAGCCGCTGGGCAGGCGACTAAGGGGACGGAATACGAGGGACCGGCCCGCCTTTTAGCAGCGCTTGGCACTCCGGCCGCGTCCACTGTGCTCCAGCGCGGGGCGCAAAGAGCCGCTCTAGGGCCAGATGCGCGGATCAACGTGCCGGGATCTGCGCGAGGTCAATCCGTCAGCCTTCTGGAGCAGGCGGGTGTCCCAATGACAACAGGATTGAAGACTGGGTCTGATAAGCTACGCGCGGTCGAGGGTAGCCTAGAAGTGCCATTAGAGACAAAGACAGGTTTAACTCAGGCTGTGATGCGGATGGCCGGATCAGACAAGCCGCTGGCCACCGGACCGGCTTTGGACGAAATCGGAAATCGGCTTGGCACAGTATTCGACCGAGCGGAAAGCGTTGCAGGAGACGTGCCAGCAGAAAGCCTCGGGGCGTCTGCGCTAAAAGTTCTCGACGACCACAAGGAGTTTGCAGGAGACGATGTCATTCCGCAGGCTCTTACAAAAATTGCCAATAAGATTGCTGGCGCCGCGGAGACTGGAGCTGAGTTGTCTGGCCGAACATTGCAGGACATGCGCAAGAAATTGCGCAAAGTTATGGAGGGCAAGGGCCAAGACAGCAATGTCACTTTTGAGGCGGCTTTACGGTTAAATAACTTAATTGACGATTTTATGATTGAAAGCGTGCGGGCAAAGGCGCCAAAAATGGTTCCAGAGCTTATGGAGGCGCGACAGCAATACCGCACATTCTTGACGTTAATGAACGCCATGAAGCGATCTCCGGGTTCTGATAGTGCCAGTGGCCTTATATCTCCGCAAATGCTGTCTGGCGCCTTGCGGCGACGCGAGGGCGACAGCTACATTAGGGGCACAGGATCTGACTTGGCCAGCCTTGCTCGGGCGGCAGAAGAAGTTGTCAGCTCGGCGTCTACAGTCAAAGCGGGCGGTGTGCGTACAATAGACCTACCGAGAGGAAGTGCCGGGCCGGGATCAACTATTGGCGCCTTACTAGGCGGCTCTGCGGGACTATACGGCCAACTCGACCCGTATATGATAGGGCTTCTTGGCGCCGGCGCAGGCGCTGTCGGTGCGGGCGTGACGCGCGGAGCCCCGGCAGTGGCTCGAGCGGCGCAGAGAAGTAAGGCGGGGCAGCAATACCTGATGCCAACTGGCGACAGCGCAGCCACGCAAATGCTTCTGGACACGCTGCGGTCTGGGGCACGTCAAACAGGCGGCCTGCTCAACATACCCCAGTAAACGCTACTTCTTAGCAGACTTTTTGGGCGCAGTCTTCGCGGGCTGCGCCTCAATTGCGTCTGCGGCTGCGCGGTGCAGCTCGGCCGCTTGATCTTGGATGATCGTGGCCGCCTTCTCGCAGAATTTGAACAGCGCCATGATGTTCACTACGCGGTGCGGATTGTTGAGATTGCGCACCAGTTCTTTTGTGTCGTCGTCGAGCATGTGATCCTCCAAAATATGTCACTTGGCGACCCTATAACATTTTTTGCACAATGTGAACATTTAGTGCTTGCAATGTGTAGATGTTAACATTAGGTTAACTGTATAGACAGAAACAAAGGAGACACGGACATGACAATCGCAGCAGCAATCGAAAAAATCGACGCATCAAAACTCAACATGTCTCAAAAGCGAGCAGCACTTCGCTTGATGTCTGCAATGAAGAAAAACACGCAGAGTTCAATCGAAGGGGACACTCCAGAATACATCTTGCACGTTGGCGCATCTGATTACTGCTCACACGTCAGCTTCTCTTGCTTCGGGAAGGGCACTCTGTACGCCGCCGACTTGCACGTTGTTATTGGCCCACGCGGCGGCAAAAAAGTTTTGCGCGCTGATAGGCGTTTCTCAGAATTACCCGGCAACGCTGGCAAATTTTACATTTAACCCAACCGGGGGCTTCGACCCCCATCAACCCATAAGGAGAGCATCATGCTCAAAGAAATCACAACAACATTCGCCGGCGATCATCACGCATTCGCCGTCCTGACTGACACCTACGAGCAGGCATATGTGCCCAAATCGGTCGTGTCGGCGATCAAGCTGGAAGTCGGCCGCACATACCGCGCCGGCGTCGTGGAAAACCGCCACGACCCGAAGGGCCAGACGCCGTGGTTCGTGACGTTCATCGAGGGCGCTGACTTTTCGCTTAACAAAAATAGCGTATTCTCACCCCTAGTCGACCTATTCGATGCGGAGCCCGAGGCAATCGAGCCGGTCAAGATGCCGACCGAGCCGGTCAAAACGCTGACCGAGCTGGTGCACGAGGCAATCCCCTTAATGAACGGCGAGCCGTTTCTGGCCTCGGATCTGATCGAGCACACCGGCGCGGACGTCAACGAGATCGGAACAATTCTTTACAACTTGCACCGCTACGGTAAAATTGCCGCCGCTAAGGTCTATAAGTCTGGCGAGCAGGTCCGGTCGACGCAAAACGTCTGGTGCGAAGACGTCAAGCGGCTGCTCAAATGATGCCGACGAAGCAAGACTGGGCGATCCTGATCGCTTGGACTACACTGTGCGGGCTGCTAGTCGCCTGCACAGTGGCCACCCATTCCGACGAACCAATGCGCCCGAAAGCGCGGCCAACAAACTGGGAGATCACCAATGGCTAAAATAACCCGCGCCGAAGTTTTGGACACGGCCAAGGAGTATGTGACCAAGGACCGCGCTGCCGATCATGGCGATATGGAGGACAACTTCAAGACAATCGCCATTTATTGGAGCGTGCACCTTGGCGTCGAGGTGCTTCCCCATGACGTGGGGACGATGATGGTGCTGCTGAAGGCGGCAAGGGCCAAATCAAACCCGCAACACGTCGATAATTATGTGGACGCGGCCGGATACGCCGCCTGCGCCGCGGAGTGCGCCACATGATGGATGAGTGGATCTGGACGGACCCGAAGCGGCTG